CGGCGAAGACGGCGCTCGACACGGATACCCATTTGCGGGTCGGGAAGGCGGTGAGTGGATTAGGGGGCTGGCGGCAGCTGGCCTCCACCGCTCAGATGTTGACCTTGTAAGTGTGATTAGCTGCAAGCCACCGGGTGCGCCCGGCGGTGCTTGGAAGCGACTGAAACATCGGATTGACCAGCTGAGGAAGGGGAGGGTTCATGAACTCAAGGCGACGGGCACATCGAAGGCGAGGGCTGTGGCGCAGGCAGCGCAGGAGATCCCTCATCCTGCTACGTGCTGTCGGCCCCGTCTTCTATCTGAAGTCTCGAACTATCTATACGTCCTGACCCTGGGCGGCACCGCGACTAAGGCGATAACCAGCACTCGAAGCAGCATCTTTGAGATGGCAGGTGACATGGTCGAGATGCCTGCCGCAGAGTTATTCACCGGGATGTACAACGTCCCGCTGGACTGGGTGGTGAAGGTTATGCCGACTTTTGCGCCCGGGTTCGTTTTGCGCGCACCGTCGTACCGCCCTCCGTGGGATGCAAGTATCCGCAAAGCATTCCGCTGGTTCAACGACGCACTTCAATGGGAGGAACCGGAAGCTCAGACTCAGCCCGGAGCGGATGAGCTGGAGGCGTGGCTCTCGGTAGACGCACCCTACTGGACCTACGACTACGAGACCGACGGCATCGATCAGCTGACTCTCAGGGTCCGGTGTTTGGCTATCGCCACTCCTGACCTCAACGAGGCAGGTGAGCCCGCCCAACCCGGTGAGCCGGTCAGTCAGTTGTGCCGCGCAGTTGGGATCAACATTCTGTCAGCCGACGGTATGACTCGGTTCTATTCGCGGTCTGAAGAAGACAGAATCAAAGATGTTCTCCGCAGGTTTTTCACAGATCCAACCAAACTCAAAGTGGGTCACAACGCTGGCTCATTCGACCGGATGGTAAGCGAGGGTTGGTTGGGGGTCACCCCGCTGCCGCTACTCGATACTCTGTTCCTCGCACGGTTCACCCACCCCGACTTACCCAAGGGGCTCAAACCCACGGGACGACGGCTAACCGATGTACATCGTTGGGAAACCAACTCCAAGGGGGAGAAGTGCAGCAGTGGCGATGTCGCCGACGACGAGAGGTTGGCCTACTGCATCATGGATGTAGCGGTCAACTCCCGCATCGTCCCGCCGCTACTCCATACCGCACGGCTCAACGGCTGCCGGAATGCCCTGCCCGAGTGGTCAACGCCCGATGGTTTTCCACAAGATGCCAGGTGGGACCTGGAGACTGTCGATCACCGACGCCAAGACATGTGCGTCGATATGCACCGCAATGGAGTTTACGTTGACCAAGCGGCTCGCCTAAAGCTCCAGCGCATGTTCGAGGAGGTAGCGTACAAGCTGCGTGGAGACCTGGTCGTGCTCGCCCAGGGCGAAGGGCTCAACATGAAGGATGAGGTAGCTGATGATGGGCTGCCCGATTTCGCCCCTGGCTCATACGATCAGCTGCGTGATTTGCTCTACGAGAAGTGGCGTCTTGGGCCACCACCCCTCATGAAGGCGGCCGAATTCTGGACTGAAACTGGTTTACCCGGGACAGGTGATGCGGTCATTCGAGCCCACCTCGCGAGACCCGAACTCACCGACCGGCAGCGTCGATTCCTGATTACGATGCGGCAGTACCGCCGGGTGAGGAATAAGATCCTGGGCTCGCAGCTGATCCCGATGCAGCTGAAGACAGCCCACGAGAAGGGGAAGGTTGACCCAGACGGCAGAGTCCGCAGCAACTGGAACAGCCACACCACTAGCGTGGGTCGACTCAGCTCCAGCGGTCCCAACCTCCAGAACCAGTCCTCTCGCAAAGACATCGGCGGGGTGCGTCGAATCTATTGCGCGGCCCCCGGAAACATCCTCATTGGCTGCGACCTCGACCAGGCCCACCTCCGCATCACCGCAAACTACTGGCGCATCGACCGACTGCTTGAATGCTTCGAGGAAAAACTGGATCCGCACTGTTGGCTCGCCGACGATCTCTTCGGTAAGGCTTTCCGTGAAGCACCGGGTTGGGGTGAGAAAGGCTTTTCGCTGCGACAAGATCGCAAACCCAACAAGAAGAAGAAGGCAGGCCAGATGCGGGAGATGGCGAAAACGTATCGCTACGCCAGCATCTATGCGGCTTCTCCTGAGACCAAGCTGAGCGTCATCACTGCCACCGAGATTACGCAGTTGGATGAGGTCAGCAGGGAGCTGTCGACGGCGATGCCCTATCTCCGGTTTGCGCTGTCCCAAGTGCGGATGTTTGACCAGATCTGGCATGAGCAAGAGCCGGACTGGCGCCGAGCCTGGAAAGAGATGACAGACCTATACGGCATGAACGGCTGCGCCATGACTGAGCCGCTGTTTCACCGCCGGTCGGGCGGGCTCAGCGACGGGAAGCTTCAAGAGGTAGTGAACTTCCCCGTTCTCGCCTGCGAATCATCCGTGATGTCCATCTGCGAGGAACGTGTCCGAGACACCTTCCCTCATCAGAAGTGGGGTCCGGGTACCGGCATGGTGGCTCAAGTCCATGACAGCATTATCGTAGAGATCCCAGAGCACTTAGCTGACTGGGGTAAAGCAGCACTCGAAGAGTGTATGACTGTAGAGATTCCCGGTTGGGAAGTCCCGTTTACCTGCGAGGCAGATGCGGGACCAACCTGGATGGAAGTGTAAACAACAACCAACAACCAACAATCATCATAGGGGTGGCCCATGGCAAACAACAACATGCAAGATTCAAGATGGTTCCTAGCGCACGGTCGATGGGATGCAGACAAAGACGTAGACGACTGGCGCGACCAGTTGACTGAGGCGCTCTCTGAGCAGTTTGGGGAGGACTACGCAGTCACAGTCGTGCCTGGTCGAGATGACTACAAGCGAAGCGCCGCCGAGGCTGGCGGATGGAAGGGCTGGTCGGAAGCTGTCGTGCGCGGCATGCTCTGGGACGGCTCACCCAAGTTCCACGGCATCGTCATCCCGTGTCGTTATCTGGGCAAGTCAGACGTAGTCGTCGGACGCAGTACTCATGACATGATCAATGGTTTTGCCGCACAGGGTAAGCAGGTCATCGCTTGGGATGTGAAGTCGGGAGAATTCCTATCTGTCCGTCGGAGCGCCCCGTTGCCGGGCCAGGACTACAAATCTTATGGGCGGTTGCTGCTCGAAGATGACCAGGAGCCCGACTGACCAGATGAATATGTCCATAGTAGAAACTTCGGTATTTGATATGCACTGCCAGACAGGGCGCTTCCATGACCAAGAGGAGAGCGATGAGTTCTGGCTTGCTCCCGGTGACGACGCCCATGAGTTCTGGCTTGCTCACGGTGACGACGCCCTGAGCGCCATGCTATTTCGTCGCATTCATGAGGTACTCAGCGGTAATCTCGACTACGAGTGTGACCTTAGTGGTAGCGTAGGGCAGATCCGAGAGCCAAGCGCGGAAGAGCGCACGTACTACCGCTCGATATTACGTGGAGAGAAGCACCTGTCCGCAGAAGTTGTGGCGGGGTTGCTACATGCTCTGGACGGCGGGACTGCCGAGTCCTGGGGGGAGCACCTATGACTAAGACAAACCTGCCAGTACCCTTGCGAACTCTTGGGCACGACGACTGGGTGACTCCACCCAGCGTCTTTGACCCTGTCAACGCTGCCTTCCAGTTTGACTTAGATGTCTGTGCGACAGACGCCCGAGTATCCAAGTGTGACCGGTTCCTGTCACCCACAACGGATGCTCTTCAGGTCAACTGGGGGGAATACGGCACAAGGGCATGGTGCAACCCGCCTTACGGTAGAGAGCTACCCAAGTGGTTTGAATCTGCCGCACAAGCGATGCAAAACGGGCTTGATGTTTGTGTCATGCTCGTCATGGCAAACACCGAGACGATTTATTGGCAGCGCTACGTCAAAGGCACTGCCTCGGAGGTTGTATTCTTGGCCCCGCGTATCAGATTTCAAAGGCCGGACGGCGCTCTGGTGTCGAGTAGCGCTCCGAAAGGATCCGCTTTGGTGGTATACGACCGTTGGTCGAGTAATCAAACAGTCCATAGCTATTGGAGCTACCTCTTTGAATCTTTCGACCGCCGCTCTCCATAAATAGAGGCCACCATTGACTGACACAACTACAGATCAAGACGGAACTGCCGTCTTTGAGGAGTTGAGAGCCCACATCGACCGTCTGAAGCGGGCGGATCGTAAGGAGAGGGGCGAAATGTTTGCCTCTCTCAACGATGTGGCGTTCATCGAGCGGCTCGCGACCGCGGGCAAGCGGGACAAGGGACGGCTGGACGCCCTCATGGCGCAGTTGTCGTGCGTTCCGGGGGTATCGGGTAAGGCGAAGCAGTTGGCCACCTCTGTACGAGGCGCTGCGAGGCGTGCGGAGCAAGCCAGGGCGGATGCTCGGGCGGCAGAGTTGATTCGACGTATCGAGTCGGCTCAGTTCGTGTCTGAGTCCATCCCAGATCACCTTGCGGAGGAGGTCGGTGTTGAGTTGTTGGTGCCCCAGGGGTATGAGCTGGGGCTCGACGGGATCTACAAGCTTCATATTTCTGAAGAGGATGTGAAGCGGAACAAGATCTGCCATGCGCCGCTTATTATCTTCCGCAAGGGGATCGACCAGACGACAGACCATGTGCAATTCCAGCTCGGTTGGGTCGAGTCTGCTGGTCCTTCCGGAGGAAGACCTTCGTGGAAATGTGCCGGTATCGACCGCGGGCGGGCATTTGAGGCGAAGAAACTGATTGAGCTTTCCGTAGCTGGTGCGCCAGTTTCCTCGGTCAACGCGAGAGACATGGTCGAATGGTTGGTCGATTTCGAGAACGCCAATCAGCACAGGCTGCCCACGACGAAAGAGACCTCGCAGATGGGTTGGCAAAAAGACGACAGCTTCATCTTGCCCGACACCCACTTCCGGTCGGAAGGCCAAGATGACCTGACATTGGTCGCGCCGGAGGGGCTGGAAGAGTACATGACCGGCTTTAAGGCTCGGGGTACCTGGGAAGGTTGGGTGGCTGCCATTGAACTGACCAAGAACCACCCGCTTGCGATGATCTCGATATACGCATCGGTATCGTCAGCGCTGCTGCATGTGACAGGGGGAAGTAACTACATTGTCG